GTGTTCATCCACGACTCAAAATAGTACCTAACATAAGAATCGTTAAGGACAGTGAATGTCATGGAAACATTTTCTTTAGCATATCCATAAGGGATAAGTTTCGTGGTTATGCCAATTCTACGCTCTGTGGTAAGAATTTGTCTTCCTGGCATATTAACAGCACGGCACATCGTATCTAAACGTTTGGCGTTGTTCTCTGCGGACAGTTCAATTCTGTACTGATTCGCCTTCGAAATTCCGCCAGCGGAAGATATTAGGTTTTTCATTTCTTCTATATTATATGCCACTGATTACTTTCCTTGAGTCTGCGTATACTTTATTGGGATTACCTTTAGCCCAATCTGCCGTTGGTAAAAATACTGCAATTTCATATTCAGGAGCACTTACTTTTGCAAACTTTCCTCTAACGTGATCAGTTAAATAGTGTTTGAAGCAAGGGGCAAAATACTTTAATTTTGATGATCTCTTTAAAAATGAGTATGACAACTTAAACTTGGTCGAATCGTCATATTTCTTATTATTTGTTATATCCAACAACCCATCTAAGAACTTCGCCCTCAAAGTTTGGGGAAGATAGTGTAGGTTTAATCCATAAAAACCACCCTGTGCTGGTCCAACAACAATCACTAATGGGAATTTATCATAGTAAGGAAGTTGATCCTTTGTCTTAGGGTCATAGAAAAACATGTACATGTGTCCGGCGATTTCACTACTCGATTTTTTTAGTTCTTCTTCTTTCATCAACGCTTCGCGATTAACTCCACGAATTGCTTGTGCTTTTTTACGAAACCAATCGCGAGACTGCGCTGTCCTTGGGGTGATCCCAGACCTAAACGCTGCTAGTTCTAATGTTTTGAATAAGTCGCTCATGAATACTATTTAGTCTTTTTTCTAGAATATGGTTTCAGTTTTTTCAGAGGTTTGAGCGGTTTCTTCATTATACCCTTCTCTCTCAACTCAACCTCAGTCCATATCTCAAACCTCCAACCACGGTCTTTTGCATATTCGTTTGCTGCTTCCCACTTGTTCATATTCTTAACATAGGTGAGTGCTTCGGTCAGATACTTCTTGTTTCGAGTATTAACTTTTTTGGGCGGTGTGGTTTCTTTGTTTGGTTTTACTTCAACCAATGTGACACTACCATCTCTCCAGGTTACTTTGAAATCCATATAGTATCGATGCATCTTTTTATCCACATCATAAACATAAGGAATAACGGTTTCTTCGCTCGACCATGATTTAACATCAGATGATCCATCAAAATGCATCATACAATATTTTTCCCACATTGACCTATACACAACCATTGTTGGGTCACCTGCATACTTACTTGGGTTTTTGGGTTTATATCTTCCAGAATATGCCATTTTTTCACTATAAATAAACGTAATCACCAATATTTATAGAGTGCATTATAATGGCCACCGCCCAACCTCAAAACACTGATGTTTCTAAAGAAAAAGTCATCGGATCTTATACTGCTTCAGACCCAACTGATGATACTAATTTATCCTTTCCGGTAGATGATGTTTCTGATTACAAAGGAAGAATTGTTTTTTCTGTAGTCGACGAAGTCGTTTCTAATTTTAACGAAATACTGTCAAGCGCTACTTCAGAAGTTGATCAAAACGCCAGAGATAATGAAAAAGACGAGAGAGGAGATCTAATAAAGAAAACAGCTCAAGAACAGAAAGAGGAAGCAGAAAGAAGAGCACAAGCAGAAGCGCAAGGGTTGCAATCAAGAAGAAGATCATTTAAAGAACCCAAAGTACAACCAGGGCGAAGGGTTACTCTATATTTACCGCAAGCAATTCAATTTGCTGATGGGGTTCAATACGAGAATCAAGACCTTGGAATAAGTGGTGGTGCTGCCGAAGCTGCTGTAAAAGGCGGCCGTGCTGGCGGCGTTGGGCAAGGGATTTCTTCATTGGTTGATCAGTTTACTGGTCCCGCTTCTGATGGCGTGGGTAAATTAGTATCGACGCAACTTAGTGGTATGGCTGGAGACGGAGTTGCCGCTGGGGTTAAATCCGCCACAAGGATTACTGTAAATCCCAACACAAGGGCATTATTTAAATCAGTCAATATGCGAACGTTTTCATTCTCTTTTAAGATGATACCGCAGTCGTCCAAAGAGGCGCGTAACATAACAGATATCATTAAATTATTCCGAACAGAACTATATCCTGAGGAATTATTTTTGGGTGAAGAACAAGATGGTTCTGGATCAATCCCCATTGGTTATCGATTTCCTAGCAGATTTTTAATTAAAATGTTTTATAATGATATAGCAGTTGCAACAAAACTATTACCTTGCTACCTTGAAAATTTCTCTACTACATACAATGCAACTTCTATGGGTATGCATAAAGACGGAAATTTCCAAGAGGTTGATATCTCTATGACGTTTAGAGAGTCAAGAACATTATCTAGAGCGGATATAAGCGAGGGTAAATACTAATGTCATCTTTTTTTAAAAATTTTCCATTAATAAAATATTCTTTTGGCGATAATGAACCTTTGGTATATTTTCAAAAGATTTCAACAGGAATTGATTTGATTGATGCATTGAAAGAACAGGTTTCTCTTTATACCAAACAGACTATCCTAGACAACGAAAGACCCGATACGCTTTCATATAAATTATACGGCACAAGCGATTATCACTGGACTTTCTTTTTGATGAACGATAAATTGCGAGAGTCTGGATGGCCGCTGCCTGCTGAGAGAGAATATGAGGTTCTGTACGAAAGATATCCAAATTATACAATGACCACAGACTCTTTCATTGCTACTAGTTTTCAAGTAGGCACCGAAGTAAAAACCAGTACTGGATATTTTGCCACCGTTTTAAAGAAAAATTTAGATCTGGGTCAGATAATTATAAAACCTAATGGATTTAAAGAGGTATATGTCAGCGAGGCAAATTCTTATCAAATAATTGGAGCACCACCTAGTGAATATCCAAATAACTTTACTGGAGTAACCTCAATATCTTTTGATGACGGAAGTATAACCCAGGTAGCTTCAGTTTGGTTGTCACAAGCAGAATATAATGCTGCCCATCATTACGAAGATTCTAAGGGAGAATACGTCGACGTTAACCCTTATTCTCAGGACCGGTCTGGTAAAAAGTTGGTTACGGTTAAAAATCGATTTCAAGCGAAAAATAATGACCTCAAAGAAATAATTGTTCTGAAAACAGAAGTTGCTGATTCTGTGGTCGGGGAGTTCAAGAAGTTGCTCAGGACATGACCCAAAAATTTTCGCAACAATATAAAATTATTAAAGCAGAAATTTCTGCCGAACGCTTGGGTCCAGTGACTATTGACGTAAGAGCGATGATCGGCGAATTAAATTTATTTGAAACATTGGAGAAACCATACTTAACGGGAACGGTTCTTCTATTAGATGATAAATCTATTTTTGATAAACTGAATTTTCGAGGAACAGAGAAATTAACAATTGAAATTGCCAGCGTTGCTGATATTAATGAACCGAGAATTGGTGGTCCCGAAGGAAAAGAAAAAACTTTTTTGATGACAAAGATCGAAAAAACCATAAGAACCAATGACAAAACCGAAGTGAACCTGATAACCCTTGTCGAAGAACATTTTTTCTTTGACAAATTGATCAAAGTCAGTAAATCATATACTGCATATCTCGAGGGTATAATGACCGAGATATTTGTTGGTTCGTTAAATAAAAACGTAGACCAGTCTTATTTAACAAAATCAGCACAGGGCGTTAGGAAAATAAATGTGCCCTATATGCATCCGCTCGAAGCTATTGATTGGATACGGGATCGAGCAACCACCGAACTCGGCGGACCATTTTTCACCTATTCTTCGGTCTTTGATAATAATATAAGAATTGCATCTCTTGATGGATTGCTAGGAAAACCGTCCTTCAATAGTAGAACACCGTTTATATATTCATCAGCAATGGCTCAGAAATCAGAAGATCTTTCAGAAGAACAAAGAAGTTTTTTGATTGAGGGGTTTAAGATGAGTGCCTCCGAAGATTCTATGAAAATGGTATCTAAAGGTGCCTTGGGTTCTTTATATACCAATACTGATATCGGAACAGGATTAACATCAAGAGATAGATTTAGTATACGTGACATTTTATCTGAGATGAAATCTCGAGATTTAATACCGCCTAAGAGTTCTCAATCTGTTTTTGATGAAAATCAGTTCTTTATTAATAAATACGCAGATCAATATGATTCAAAAGTATATCATCAAATAACTTCTTCGGGAACATATGATAAGTTTCAGGGATATCATGACGTTACCGATTCCCGAGAACACACATTGAAATTAAAAAACATCTCAATTCGTAATGCATTATATAGAAACATGTTGAATGTTGTGGTTCCAGGCGTGGGGTTTATGTATGCTAAAATTAGCGTTGGTGATATTATGCGTTGCCAATTTGCATCTTCTGTAGACGACGCAAAGGTTAATGACATAGAAAGTTTGACGGATAAACAAAAATCTGGTGATTATTTGATCTATGCGATTCGGCATATGTTCAGAGGAACCAAACATTCTGCTTCTGTGAACATTACTAAATTAACCAAAGACTATTTGTCGAGCAGTAAATAATGAAGACAGTTAATAGCGAATATTATGGAGATGAAACTCGTTGGTTTATCGGAGTCGTCGTCAATTCATCTCCTCCTCCCGGACTAGAGGGAAGAATAAAAATAAGAATACATGGCGTACATGATCCATATAGCGGTAATGTACCCGAATCAGATTTGCCATGGGCGACTGTTGCGCTTCCTTTGACTGAGGGTGGTAGTTCGGGCATTGGAAGGGTTCCGCAAGTTCTTCCTGGAGCATTCGTCTATGGAATATTCATGGACGGTAAGTCTTCCCAAATACCTTTAGTGTTGGGATCTATGACCAAATTAGAATTTCCCACAGACGTTCAGATAAAATCCTCAAAAGATAAAGCGTTGAGTCAGTTCAAGTCAAACTATGACCCCGATAGAAAACTTAATACTGTTACAGAAGGCATCGAAGACGATGAATTGCCTAAAGTGAATGTTGCAAAAAGAAGAAGTCAATGTATGATGTTCTTCATTGATAATAATTATACGCCAAGACAAGCAGCAGGAATAACTGGTTGTATCGAGGCAATTTCACAATTTGTCACGCACGATCCTGATAATTTAAATTCGTTATATTTCGGAATAGGTAAATGGATTCGTGGAGGAAGTAGGTTTAATGCTTTATTTCAATTTGCTGGACAATTTTCTCAGAAACAATTAAATACTAGGTTTTCGATTCAACTTCAATTCGTGTTATATGAGTTGAGGACAACGTTTTCACCAGCAAATTCTAAATTATTAAAGACCGAAGTTATTGATGGAGATGGAGGTTCTGTAGATGTGATAAGTAGATATTATATGAAAGATCGCACAATTGCTGGAGGTAATATCACTAAATCTTCGATAACAACTGATCGAGGAAAAAACCTCGCGGTTCAATTAGCCACAACTGCATATGAACAGGCAACGAGTAGATAATGGCAATATCAAAAGACAAATTAAAAGAAACTGTTAAACTTCCTCAGAATGTAATCAAATCTTATGGCTCTGTTGATGACGCTGCAGACGTAACCAAAGAAACGTTTTCCGCTGTAAAACAAACTGCAGTGGGTGCAAAAACAAGCGATACGGTTGGTGGAATTAAATCACTTACTTCTAAAACAGATATTCTTGGTGCAATCAATTTAGATCCAACCGAAGGATTGGTAACTTCGGAGGCTGCCCCTGGAATGATAAATAATGCATTAAACACTAACACTAGTGCGCTCACGACAAGGCCAGGAGTTTCAATTGGTATTACTTACTCAGACAGCGGTTATGTAAATGAGATAACAAAAACTCCTGGACCTGCCACTGATATCTCTACTATAATCTCTAAAATGACGGGACTTGGTGCCGCGCCAGGATTTTTGCAGAATATGATTTCTGCTGCTAACGCAAAAGGTGTTACAAAATCTTTAGGATCGTTACCTGGAAAGATCGGAGCGTTCTCTAGTCCTAGTGCCGTCAATGCTGTTTCCTCTAGAACGCAAGCGGTTGTTGATCAAATGGTTTCTACCGCAATTGGTTCGGATTCAGCTCTCGATGCTGTTGCGAGCGAGGGTGCAAATGCTATAGCAGACGTTGCTAGTATGATGAACAATGGCGGAACAGTTTCTAACTTATCAAAAACGTTGAACCTTGTTTCCGGAGCGACTAATCCAAAAAATCTATTTGAATCAGTGAGAGATTATTCGAACACTCGAGCTGGTGTTGTCAATAAAACAAATCAATTTCAAAGTGATGTTGATCGTATTTTTCCTAAATCAGATTTAGGTTTTGCACAAGATTTGGTCCAAAAGGTTGACCCAAATAGTGTCGCAAACATATTCCGAAATGCTGGTGTTGATGTTCCGCCAAAAGAACAAAAACGAATTGCAGCATTGGCACAAGGAACTCCCAACGAAAGGGTTGAGGCATTAACTATTTTGAGAAAAAGTACCGGTAAATCGACAAAACAAATTGAGAAGTTTTTGTTAGATCTAGATACTACAGTAGCGGGTACAGTAATTGTTGATACCAGCAACAGCGTTTTTGCAGACCCATTTAGAGTTGGGCAAGACAATTCTAGGTGGAATAATGGCGCTGGCGCGGAAGACTACACTTTCTCGTTCATATCTTCTGTCGAAGAATTGGAAGCTGAATTAAAAAATATCAGCAGAGAAATTACAGAAATGGTTGTTCATTGGAGCGATACATATACCAACGCTAACATTGGATCTGAGGAAATTAACAGAGCGTTTGTTGGATTGGGGTATAATGGTATTGGTTATCATTATGTCATCAGGAGAGATGGTTCGGTTCAACGCGGAAGACCCTCTGGAATAGAAGGCGAACACGCTCAAATAAATGGACATAATGCTAGAAGTCTTTCCGTTGTATTTGTGGGTGGATTGAATTGTGCTTCTGGAACGCCAAACCCCATAGAATATAGATCATCAGCGTCTTTAACGAGAAGTCAAATGTCTTCTTTCCAAGAAATCTGTAGATCTTTCTACCTAGCATTTCCAGGCGGACAGATACTGGGGCATAACGACCTAGACATTAATGAAGAAGATCCAGGATTTGATGTTAGGGATTATGTTGATGATGTGTTCGGGAAAAAAAGTCTATTCTCAAACACGTTTAATCAGTCGCCCTTTACCTCTGCTGAAATAAACAAAACGAGAATTATATAATGACCAATAATAGGGACAACTTCACATCAAGATCGTTAGAGTTGGGCGAAGGTAGAGAAAACTCTATTGGAATACCCAGAGATGGATTTAGCGATGCTGCCGGAGAATACCCAGATAGAGAATACTATTTTGGTTCTTCTATTAATAAATCTGCTCGTGGCGAAACCGTCGAAGAATTATTTTCTGGCGGCGGTGATTACGGTGTTTCGGTCGAATTCTCCGATCAAAAACCTTCTACATATCCACACAACCAAGTGCAAGAAACCCCAGCAGGGCATGCCATACATGTTGATGATACTCCAGGCGGAGAACGTATACTAATAAAACATCGAACTGGTGCTGGGGTTGAGTTGCGCGCTGACGGAAGCGTATTGTTCTCGTCTGTAAATAAAAAAGTATCAATCACTGGTGGTGATGACGTTGTTATTGTTGAGGGTCGAGCAGATCTAGTATACAAAGGTAATGTCAATGTTAAAATTGCAGGAGATTATAACTTAGAAGTAGAAGGCAATATTAATATTACGACTGCTGGCAATAAGACAGAAAAGATACACCGCAATCACACCAAGACCGTTGACGAGAATCAGAATCATACCGTCAAAGGTTCGCGCAATCTTAAAGTTATTGACGTCAATACAGAAACTTTATTGTCTGACCGCAATGTATTTGTTAAAGGTGATCAAAAAAACTATGTTGAGAAGTCTGTAGAATTTACGGCAGGAACAAAATTAATAACTACTGCGGTTGACGAATGGGTTGCTTCTTCTCAAATCACTAACATTAACGGAGACACTGTAAGCGTTTTGGGCGTTACAGGAACAATCGGCGGGCATTATATCGACCATTACGGTAAAACCTACTCTGGACCTCCAGAGGGCGCTGGACTCGGAGGTACGACTTACTATGGAACCTTTATCGGTAAAGCGACCGAAGCAATTACAGCAGACTTTGCAAACAAGGCAGGAGAATCCTCATGGGCCAAATCAGCTCCTGCTGAGGCGGGTACAGCAACAGGAGCCTCCAAAGTAAGAAATGCAAAAACTTACGAAACCGAAATGCCATACGTACAAATAGAAAGAACAGCGGATATGCCTACTACTGCTATTATGACTCCAATATTATCCTCAGGT